AACCTTCCATAAACCTTTTCCAATCAATCGCATTTTTAATTTGAAATCCACGATTGTTCATCATCTTGCAAACACTTTCTGCATAGTCACACATTGCATTGTGGTAGTCCACTTTATGTTTAGCTTGTATTAAGTCCTCATCACTTTCAAGGTAGGTAGGAATGTCTTGTTTGAGAACTTTTAGGTCAAATGGTTTTTCTTGATAAATCTTTGGGTCTGATTTACCAGAGTAGTATTCCCATTTATGTCTTAGAAGTTTTTTATATTCTGCGTCTGCTTGTTTTGATAACAAGTTCCAACGAGTAAAGATTTTTAGATACTTACCATAGAGTTCTGGAGTTTTAAGTGATTCAATATCCAGTTGTTCTCTATCTATCTTGAGGTCTTTTTCTGCCTCTTTCTGTAATTGTTCTAAATCCATATTATAATCCTCAATTCAAGCGGTGGGATATTTCTATCTTGCTTTTCTATGTTAATTTGAGTTACACTGCAAATTATCAAAAAAGGTTTTTGTTCAAGATATTATATCCCACCTTAATATTATATAGTAAACATTTCATACAACTTATATGTAAAGGTTGCAGTTGCAGTCAAATACGTTACATCTGTTTCTTGTTGATTAAATGAAAGACCACTCAATGCAACTGGATACATATCTGAAAATCTAACTTCCATTACTGGATTATTCTTTGCAGTCATGACCGTAAGTGTTGCATCTCCAAACATAGCTTGAATACCAGATGGAGTGCCTGGGTTTGTTACATCACCCTTTACAGATTCAACAGTTGGGAATGTTTGTGCTTCATCTCTTCTAAAGGAACTAAACTGTGTTCTTGCTTTTGGAAATCCAATACCAACTAACCATTGATGAAGTTCTCTATAGTTTTCTAATTGTGCATCAACAATAAATTCAATTTCCAAATTATCAAACGTAAGGTCATCACCCATAACTGGAACTTGTTTAAATGGTGTTGGAAATATAGATTCACCTAGATTGATGCCTGGGATGTTTGCTTGTGTTGTAAAGAATTCAACCTTTGGGAGTTTAGTTATACTAAACTTAAACTTTGTGGGGTCTGCATAGTCCAACTCTGTAGGTTGTCTTGCAAGCATATTTGTAGTAGTCGCCATGTTATTCTCCTACTATTATTTATAATGCACATAAAAAAAGGGGGAGTAAAAACCCCCCCTAAGTTCCGATTTAAGTCGTTTATTATTATGATTACATAATGTTTGCGACTTGTACTCGTCTGTAGTAAGTGTTGTCGTTTGCACCAGGCACAACATCTGTAGCAGATGAAGTAGCGAATGGGTTTTGTGCAACACCGTAACGAGTTTTGAAACCGATTTTCGGTTGGAAAGTATTCTCACCAACTGCACGAACCATCTGTAGTGGAACGTATGGGCAGTAGAAGATACCAGCGTCATATGGTGAAGTTCCCTTATAACCAACAACATAGTACTGTGAAGCAGCGTTGTTAGCAGCATATGGGTCAATGTACACTTTGTATCTACCGTTAAGAACACCAGCGAAAGTGTTTCCAGTATCGTCAACTTGTAGGTTGTTGTTAAGAGCAGGAGCGTAATCTAATACACCAGCCATTTGTAGTGCAGAAGCAACATCTGAAGAAGTGATAATCATGTTACCTTTTCCTCTACGAGTTTCTTGTGCAATTACGTTAGCATCTCTTTCGATTTGGAACATAAGTCCTTTGAACTTCTCAACAGACCATCTACCGTTTGAGTCAGTATCTAAATCGAAGATACCAGCAGTAGTTGTGTTTACAGAAGCACCTTTCTTAGCAGAGATATAGATTGTTCTAATTACTTCTCTGTTAATTTCAGCAAGGATTTCTGAAGACAGAATGTTTGACAATTCTGTTTCTGCGTCAAGACCGTGAATTGCTTTTAGGTCTTGTGCAAGTTCCATAGTGTATTCTGCTTTTAATGCTCTTGATTTTGCAGTCACAGTTGACTTCTCGATTGAGAATGCCATTTCTGCGAATGAGTTTGCAGATGCATCACCTAACGCTTCACCTTCAGCAGTAGTCATACCACCACCAGTAGTTGAACCGTAATCTGCACCACCAGTGATATATGTACCAGGCGAACTGTTGTTAAGAACAGCAGGGTTAGTACCAGTCATTGTTAGTGAGTTCAAGTCACCAGCAGCGTCATCAGCAGAATGAGTTGTATCTGGTTCGTTGAATAGTGCTTCTGTACCACCAGAAGAACCTAATCTTGACTTCATTGCAAAGATAAGACCAGTTGGGCCGGTCATTGGTTGCACTGAACATACGTCATATGCAATCAAATTAGGCATTGCTCGTCTTACTAGTGAAATCAGAATTGGGTCGTAATTCTGCACAGTACCAGCAGTTGAGTTAGTAGGTGCGGCTTCTGATAGGAAAGCTGCATCTTCTTTCATTGCTTTTTCTTGGTTTTCCAAGATGATTGAAGTAACGGCTTTTTTGTAGTTATCCTTAATCTCAGGCAAATCTGGATGTTGGAGGACTGGCTGCCACTTCTCTTGTAAGTTTTCTGAATTATACATTTGTATTATCCCCTTTTAACTATATTAGTATTATTTATCATAATTTAATTCTTGACATTCTTAAAAGGTTCTGCATTTGCATCATTCATGTAAGGTGCAGACCTCTTAATTGCACTAGTATACGCAGCCATAGCGTCACTTATGTCAATCTCTTGAGTTCCCTCATCATTCTCTTCAGTTAGAGACTGACTTGGAGTTGACTTAGGGAAATAGTTTTCCTTAAGCGTGTTAAGTTTTTCTTCAAAGGATTCCTTATCTGTGAACTCAACATCTTCAACCAAACTAGCAAATTTCTCAGATTGAGTATCTGCAAGGTCAGAAGAAACTTCTTTGATTACTGACTCACGCACAAGTGAATCTTCAGATTGTTTCTTTTCAGTAAGTTTACCGATAGTCTCATTCAACTTACCTTCTAGTTCTTCAATCTTTTGTGCTTGTGATTCAAGTATATCATATTTTTCGTCTGGAACATCAATGTAATGTTCTTCAAACAATGCTTTTAGACCAGTGATAAAGTCTTCTGCAATCTCACCTTTAAGTCCTCTTTCAATTGCAAGTTCATTTTCTTTCATCCACTCTGCAACAACGTAGTCAAGATAACCATCTACCTTTTCTGCAAGTTCAGTTTTGAATGTTTCATGTTCTTCTGCAATTTCTTGAGTCTTCTCAAGTTCAATTCTTTCAACTTCTGGTCGAATTTTTGATTTTACTGCGGCTTCAAAAATTGTTGCAGCTTTCTTTTGGAAATCTTCAGATAAATCTTCACCTTCCATAAGTGCATTAACATCTTCTTGAACATTGATAGATGCAAGTCTCTTTTCAATCGCTTCTTTAGCTTTTGCGAGTCCTTCCATTTCTACTTCCTCTTCAGTCATTTCCTTCTTATTATTCATACTTGCGTGAAGTTCTTTGACTTGAGTCGCAGACATTTTACTTAAAGATGCAGTAATTGATTCGATTGCAGCTGCTTTAGTTTTTGGAGAAGGAGTACCTTCTTCAACTTTTTTAGCTTCAGCGACTACTTCCTCTTCATCAGTTTCTACTTCTTCTGGCATTTTACCATATCCAGCTTTCAAAGGTTTTTGGTCACCTTTGTTAGAACTTTTTACAGAACCATCTTGTTTGACTTTCTTAGCAGCATCGGCTTTCTTTTCGTCACCCTTAACTACTGGAGCACCTAAATCTTCAACGTCATCTTCTTCTGCATCAACCTTTTTCATAGGTTCGGCTGCGACAGCACCCTTACCAGCAGGAGAAGAATCTTTCTTCATTTCGGCCTCAGATAAGTCAGACAGAACTTCTTGTTCAAGTTCTTCTATTGTCTTGTCTATTTCTGACATTTGAGTCTCCTTATTAATATATTAATAATCCTCTTATTCACTATATTTAGTCATTACAAATTCTTGAGGAATTTTGCGAAAGCGAGTGCTTGGTAATTCGCTTTTCTGGAGCGGATATTCTGCTCCATTTCGTCCTTGATTCTTGCAACTTCTTGTTCTTGTAACAATCCATTGTTCCAAACCCACTCTTTTCCTTCCATAATACCTTCTACGAAAGCATTTGGAGCGGAAGGGTCTGCAACAATGTCAGCTGCAGTCGCAAGGTAGAAATCGTCATTAACGTAGTTTGCACCATTCTTTTTGACCAAACTACCCATACCCCTTGAGGATACTGCGAGTTTACCACCATCATCCATAATATTCTGTACTATTTTACCCATTGGTGTTGACATAACTTTTGCTTCACCAACAAAGTTTTTACCGTCTGCTTCTAGTGAAGTAACCATATGTGATACTTTATCTAAGTTTACAGTTGGGCCGTCTGGATGACCTAACTCACCGTATGCACGATTTTCTTTAATAAACTCTTCATTGTATCTTTTTACTTCTTTCTCTAGAACTTCCATAGGGTATACACGACCATTACGGTTTTTAATTTCCGCTTGTAAGAATACACCTTTTAACTTGTAATTCTTCTTACCGTCTTCTTTTTCTTCCGTAATGTATTCTACATCATCACTAAAATGTTCTGATATTAATTTCATGTCATCACTCCCTATTGTAGATTATCGTATCCAGAAGTTTTTCTTAACTTCAACCATACTGTTCCTACAGATGCACTTCCATTTGTCAACAAAATATCACCAGATACACCAGAACTTGCTGGGTTTGCAATGGAAGGCATAGACTGAGCACCAGCGTTATACGCACCATTTCCGTTTAGTGATAATGCAACATCATTAGAACTTGCATCAAATAAAATATCCGTTTGTGAACCAGTAGTCCATTGACAAGCAACAATACTTAGTCTTGGATTTGAGGACGCACCGTCAAGTGCAGATGCATCAACAATACTGGCCGCACTGTTTGTTCCAGTTGTTGTTACCTTAACAACTGTCTCAAAATCTGTATCCTTTAGGATAACTGCACTTACTGCCATTTATATTCTCCTAACATTTCTCTTTCAAAATACTTCATAAGTTCATTTTCACGCACTTTAAACTTACGAGCGGCATCTTTTATAGTTTTCTCAAAACTATTTAGGAAATCTGAAGGTTTCGCATCCATAATACTA